TCTGCTTCTGATAACCGCCTAAAAAAGGTGATGTGCCGTACATACACCCCCAGCCCTGGCACTTGGCCATGAACCAGTCAGCCAGAGGCTGTAAATATTTTTTAGCTAAAATGTCGAAGTGAAGCGGCGGGAATGTTATAGTTCGCTGCTTGCCTGTTTTCAGATCTTCCAATGGTAGGTGTTCCTGCTTACCCATGACCGTCCACACTGGCGTGGGATAAGAAAATGGGTTGTTGACGTAGTCAACTATGAACGGCAAATGGTCTGAAAGAGACTGGCCCTTGGGTTTGGTGTAACCAACACCAGACTGGGCCTTCACATTTATCTCGACTTCTCCCAAAAGGCAAGGTGTCAATTTCACATCCTCAAAGAGGGAAAGAAAAGTCTTAGACGCGAGGTCAAAACACCTCGGGTTTATATTCGTCTGAATGTCAACACCATACTTGGCCGTTTGGATTTGTATAGCTTCCAGGTTGGGCAAGGCCTGGAAATAGGTACCAGGTGGGGTAGCCCATGGCAATTCTCTTGAGAAAGGCCAATGACCCCGATATGAGCCTGTCAAAGGCAGGCCCGAATCCTGGAAAAAACGCCTGTGGTAGCCCACCACTTCTATCTTTGGACCGTAATCGAAATGATTACGTGGCGTATAGTCCAAGATAGTTGGCAATGGCAGGTCTAATGTTCCCCCGAAGGGAGAACAGGAGACGTGGACAGCAAAGGTTGCTGTCCAACTGGCAAGGTGGCGGCGACATTGGTCTTATGAAACTCGCCCTGAGCCTGATGGATCCCAACCACAAAGTACTTGTTTGCCTTGGGGTCTCTCACGATGACAGGAGAACCACTCCAACCTGGAGCCGTCTCGCATGTGTGCTCAAATTTCGCCGGGACAGGGGAACTAACAGCAGCTAGAAACTGCGGGGTGTTGGCTATCAACCCAGTCGACCAAGTAAAACCATTGGCCTGGAGGGAAAAAACCCCAACACCAAAAGAATTGGCAGGCGGGAGCTTTCTCCTCCACGCTAGCCCAACCACTGTATCAAGTACAGCAAGATCCTTCTTCCATTCCGGGTGCTGTTTTGTAAATGTGAAGATGCAAACATCTTTGTCGGCGTTGCAGTAGACCAACTTCCGGCTGGAGAATCCCACAACCGTTTGACCCCTCCTGAATTGGAAATCGGCAGGTCCACCATTCACCATTACATGGCAAGCGGTAACCAGTCCCTTCCCAGAAACACCATGGACGAAAACTGAGATGTCACGGACTACAAAACTCTGCCCATGGAGCAGGAAGTTCCCATCAACATCCTTCTTCTCAACCATGAAAACAGAGCTCTCAAAGGAGCCCAAGTCCTCCTTGGTCTGAACAAAGGAGTTCGGAATGAAAGCTTCTTGTTTCTTCTTAGAAGCAAAGAAGGCATCTATGATGAAATCAGAGACCGCAGAGGCTGGTATGGAAGCTTTCAAGGCTATGTCCTTGCCTTTCTGTTTGATAGCGTCCGTCGCTGCTGACGGGTTACTCCTGATATAATCAGCGAAATCGGCTACAGCGGAAGCCCTGTCCAGGACAATCAGCTCGCTGAGCTTATCCCAAGGGTCGGTTTCCAAATTGCCCAGGGACACGATTTGATCTATACGCTTGATATTTGTCCCAGACTCCAGTTCCGGTTTTCGAGCTTTAGGCATGGCTTTCTTGGCCCTGCGAAATTCTCTGACGCTAGGGTCCAGATCCCCAGAAAAGAAATCGTCGTCATCGTTGACATAGTCATCAAAGGGGTCTGCATCACTGTAGTCGTCACTCATATAAGCATCCAACAGGTCGAGCTCATCCTTGCTAAGATGTTGCCCGCTGTAGAACTTATCAAGTAGGACACTGAGCTTACGTCTCTTATCCCTCTTCATATGTCGACTGTTCTCCTGCTTGCTTTTGACCAATCTTACATAGTTGTCCTTCAAGTAGGAAACAGAACGGTCCACCACGGCCCCAACAGGCTCATAGTACACCACCGCATAGTAGACAAAACCGAAGAAGACCAGCACCGCCATGCTGGGGCCATGAGAGGCCGCAACAGAGGCAATGTTGATCCTGATCTTCTCGGGATCAAGACCTAAAACATCACGCGATATATAGGACAGGGAGGACACCATTTTGGACTGGAGAGAAGTGGCAGCCTGGTCCGAACCGACGAAAGCAGATTTAAAACCACTCCACCAGCCGCCTGGCTGGATTCTACCTGCTTCCTCTGCAAGGGCAGCGAGCTTGTCTCTGTCAACAGCATCTGAGGCCTTGGTCTTAAAATAGGACCAAATCCCAGACACCATGTCAAAGAGACCTTCCTGTTCAGCAATTATGGGTTCCTCTATGTTGGGATCAGCTTCCTGGCCAGCGACAGGCGGGACAAATTTCTTGACCGCCTTGGAAAGCTCCTCGAGCTTTTCATCTTTCGATAGTGACTGGTAATCCCTCATCCTGTCATCCCAAACCTTCTTTTGAACATGAGCCAAAATGCTATTCGCATAAGAGTTTGACTTATGGGCATGTTGGACGACGATTTCAAAAATCCTCTCTTTCAGGCCCTTAATTTTCACGTCGTCCTTAAACCACTTTGCTTCCTCTGATAGCAGTTCTTCCCTCAGGTTAGCTAGTTCGGAGACCCACTTATCCTCAAACTTGAGGAAAAAAGGGCGGACCAAAGTCGCCACCGTCGACATGGACTTCAGAGATCTATCAATGAACTGGGCTGCAGGTGAAGGAACAGCAAAACCTGAAAGGAGGGCCGAACTGCTTACAATCATCGTCAAAATGGCCGTAACAGTTGCAACAAACTTGTCCATGTTTGTGTTCCTCGACACTGACTCGTTCTGTGGTTTAGCGTCTTGGAGTTTTTGAAAGATCTGTCGTGATTTCTCCCTTATCTGCTCCCTATAAAGATAGACAAAGGGGAGTGCAAAAGTGAAAAGTGTGATAAGGTAGGCTGCCACCCTAAGGCTGGACAGGAAACCTCTGGCACGCTCCATTGCCGGCTTGACAAACCTGTCGCGAACAAAGTAAAACCCACCAGTGATACTGGCTAAGGCAAGTCCTCCCAGGGTAAGGGACCAAGTCCCTACAACCTGAGCCAGACTTGCCGGCAAGTACACAAAATAGGCAACATAGGATCCCGAAATGGCCGGAGCCCAATCGAT